TAGTAGTAGACTCCGCAAGATGTTAAGACATCATACAGAAAAAAAATCTAAGTTGTATGGTTAGACAGCTACTATTTTTTTTAGTGTGTTAGGTAGGTTATAATAGGAAATACAAAGTAATATATATAGTAAGGTTATATACAATAGTATGGGAATGATATCAATTATTTATGACTTTTTGTGTTTCCTAACAGGACATAGGACACTGAGTAATACCAGTGAAAACAATAAGAATATACAGAGGACGATGAGCACAATCCAATTCCCACTAAAGATCCCTGAGATCCATTCTCCAGACTCTACAAACCAGCACTTTACCCCACATTGAGGTGCCCCATCATCATATACTTTATTATTTTCAATTTCAGAAATTCCATTGACTTTATCAAGATGGGGTGCTGCAGCATGGAGTCCAATTTGTGAACACTCTTCTCCATGACAGCATTTGAAAGTTGAACCACTATGACCACCTTTACCTGACACTTTTACTGTGTTCTGGCCTCTTGTTAATGTCACACTTTCTGCACCATAACAAATGGCTTTATCGCAAGCCTTAATTGATGTCAAGAAAGTGGGACACTCTGTTAAAGATACTAGACATGTAAGTGTAAAACCTACACCAGAACCCCAGGCCCCTTCAATTGAGGATGTCTGCAAGCCAATTTTACAGGGGTTTTCACCGAGATTATCAAAGTCAATGTCCTTAGTTACCAGAATGTTTATATGGTCCCTTAACATCCCATCGGGGTCTTTCCATTCTATTCTCTCATCAGTAAAGTGCATAGTACTGGTGTTAAAGGATTGAAAGGAATCAATTGTTGCCATCACTTTCTTGTAACCTGAGACCATATTGCCATCATACTCACAAAGAGGGGTGGTAGCAAAATTACACTTCTTCCTAAAACTTCCAGGGAATTCGGGGCATAAAAATCCCTTATCCCGTGGACTCATAATATCTCCTGGGTCTCCAAACTGGCATGTAGATGTACACCAGTGTTTGAATATCAAACCACCGCCCTCAAGTGGTCCAAAGAATAATAGTGTATCACCTTGGGAGAATTTTGAGACTGTACCAATTATACATACTTTAACATGTCTGGAGACAAAGCAATCATTCATATCTATCACCTTACATAGATTTTCCTCCCCAAACTGGACACAAACTTTCCTGCTATATCTTATTGTAATAATCTTATATGCACTACCAACAGGCTTTAATTGATCAAGGTATAATCCACATGCTGTGCAACCTGTTCCCACCCCTGGGCAATCAGCTGGGTTACAGCCCCAACTTGTCTCATACTGGTAATCCCGCTCATAATGACACTTTGCAGTGTGCCAGGGATACTCGTATTTCGTGCAGGCACCATAACAGTGGAAAGATGTTTTAAGGTTAAGCCGACCATCAAACCAATGGCCTAAGGCATGAACATCAACACCAATTGTTTGTTCCTCTATTTCAATGTGAAGGTTAATTGCTTGTGTTTCTTCAAGTGGATTTGTCAGCCTTCTGCGGTATGTATACTTTGAGCTTGATGTCAGGGAAAAGTCCAGCTCTAAATCTGTGTGCATCGGTACAGACCCTACCCCATGGGCATTATCATTCCATACAGGATTTAAGGGTACTTCTGAAGCACTGGCAGCCCAAAGTATTGACTCCAGGACCAAAAGGCAGACCCACATTGTAAAAATATAACATCTACTTTTATATCTGAACAGGTTTAGTGTCCGATAGCAACCAGGTGTAAAGTTCTGAGGAGTAACAGTCTTTTTTAAGTCATCTCTGAATCTATGGGTGACTTGGCACACTCTATAATGGGCCTGGAATGCCGCTTCTGTTGGTTCACAATGAGTGAAGCAGTATGGACATTGAGACTGAGGGCATGAAACCCCATGTGCCTTTAGCTCTTTATAAGTTTCACACTCGTATTTACAAATATCACATACCATTGACCCTTTTGTCTTTTCAAATTCTTCCTTTATTTTCCTTAATACTGATTTAAGCCTATTCTCTTGGTTACTTGTGTGAAAAATGTTTGCAATAAACTTTAAAATTGTAAGGATAACAAACGTTATTGCTGGTATAAGAACCCATCCAAAACAAAATGTGACAAGTAGGGCAGCTGTAGCCCAACCATGGAACCCAGGCACACATAGTTCAACAGCAATAGAGTGTGCTACCCCAGGCAGTAGTGAAAATAAACTTGTTATAGTATATATACACTGTCCTATGACTAAAGTTTTTGTTAATATCACTTTCCTCTGGCCATTACAATACACAATAATATCCATATCAACCCTTTGACAGACAAAGTTTACTTGCTGCTCTGTCAACCGGAATCGATTTTGTTTTGATACTAAGCACATAGGGGATGTTATGTTGAAGATCCCACCTTCAGAGAATGCTTCACAGGATGCCCCGGGGCCTGATAAAACACAGAAAACTGTACAAGGATGTATAGCCTCATAGTACCCAGGCAAGTCAATCATCCCTGTCCAAGTGAGTGGGATAGCAGTCTTGTCACACTTCGTGTGATTAAGCTGTGGAAAAAAACCAGGGCTAAATACATGCTTAGCTTCTGTTGAGCCTGCAAGGATGCTGAGTGAAGAATAGGATGGTATACCTGAATAGGCAATTAGGCTTAATGTGTCTGAGCTAGCACTGTGAGGCACTTTTGCATTGGCAGGTCCAACAATAGAGTAAGAAGCAATCTCTTCCCCAGCTAGATCATGGTCCTCTCCATGTGGTGACCTAAAGATCCCTGAAAATGCCTCCATGGACCTAAAATCATCAAGTGTTGGTACATATATTGGTGCAGAGTTTCCCCCCACAATGCAGATGTAATATCCTTGCACTTTATTATCAGTATCATTGCATGTAGACTGAAACGACTTCTTTAACTGTTCAAACAGTTTATATGTGTTTCCCTTAACTGCCACAAAGAAACAAACAATGTGAACACTTGCTATATCAAAAATCCCATGCTTGATGATACTGACAACACTTTGGTCTGGAACAAAACATTTTCCTTCTATCAGGACCCCTGTCATGCAGTAGGTTCTTTCATAGACCACTTGTACTCTGTAAGGCCCTAGTGCAATCAAACAACTTTTCATCATGTTACATGCATGAATTGGTACAATCATGTACAGGGTGGGCTTACAGTAGGTGCTGTTACAGGAAAGGTCATAACAAGTTATTGATTTTCTACTGCGGTATGACTCCTCTAGCATTTTGTGCTTCAAAACACAAGTTCCTTTAAGGTCAACTTCAGCAGACACTGCTTCAAATGAATTTTGGCTGGCTTGTGCCTGTTCAGCCTTACCTCTCCAACTTATCTGGGTGTATTTTGTTATTGTGTTCATTGATTGGTGGTTGTCCGTGTTACAAGAACTTTCAGGCACCAGTTGTGCTGTATCAGCCAATGGCATAGGGGGCAATTCCACATAACCTATCACGCTGTTTTCACCAAAGCTGACTGTGTGAGGGCACTCAATTTTCATGTCATACACATTTCGTAGTGTGTAAGCTGGCCATGCTAAACTGGCCATTACTAGCCACTTCCATATCCCCATGTTGCTGATTGACTGCTTTCTTTTGCGGAGTCTACTACTA